ATATAATCCCTCTGAAAAATAAAATTGTTTGTGGGTTACATACAGAAGCAAACCTTCAGTATTTACCTGCTCAAGAGAATCTACGTAAATCAAATAAATTTAATAACTAACTAGGAGAATTTAATATGGCAGGTATTATAAACACCTCTGCTCACCCTAAAGCTCTTTGGCCTGGTGTCAAAGCTTGGTGGGGTCAAGTGTATGATGAACATCAAACAGAGTATACTGATTTGTTTGATACTGACTCTTCGGATAAAGCATACGAAGAAGACGTACAACTTACTGGCTTTGGTCTGGCCCCGCGTCAGAGTCAAGGTGCAGGAGTATCGTATGATTCTGAAATCCAAGGTTTCACTACTCGCTACACACACGTTGCATATGGCCTCGGTTATATCGTAACTCGTGAAGAGCAAGATGATAACCTGTATCTGGAAGTCTCGAAACGGCGTTCCGCTGCTTTGGCAATGTCTTTCCGTCAAACGAAAGAGAATGTTGCGGCTAACGTTTACAATCGCGCCTTCTCTGGTACTTATCTTGGAGGTGACGGCGTAGCTTTGTGTGCGACTACTCATCCGAATGCTACTGGCGGTACATTTGCCAATAAGCCAACTGTTGATGCAGACTTGTCTGAAGCTGCGTTGGAAGATGCAGTTATTGCTTTGATGGGTTACACTAATGATCGCGGTTTGCTCATTAATGTGATGCCTAAGTCTCTGCATGTAGCTCGTCAAAACTGGTTCAATGCTAATCGCATCTTGAAGAGCACTCTGCAACCAGGTACGGCAAACAATGATATTAATGTTCTTCAAGCTACCAATGCACTTCCTGGTGGTATCAAGATGAACCATTATTTCACTGCTGCTAATGCATGGTTCCTGCGTACTAATATTCCTAACGGAATGAAGTACTATGAGCGTGTTGGTGTTAGCTTCGACCAAGACAATGACTTCGATACCTCGAATGCGAAAGCAAAGGGTTATGAGCGTTATAGTTTTGGTTGGACCGACCCAAGAGCTATTTTCGGCGTCAATGGGCCTGAGCCCTAAATAACACTCGACTTTGTCCAAGTAGTGTGGTATACTATAGGTATACAATACAAAAGGAGAAAGTCATGTGTGAAGTAGAGGGATGTATAAATCTAGTAGTTTCTAATGGTTTGTGTGATAAACACCGTAAACAGGTAGCAAGACACGGAACAGTAGGAACTACTAGGCCCCTTAGATGGGGACAAAAAGAAAAACATAAACTGTATAATTCTTGGAGTTCTTTAAAAAGAAAAGCAGGATTGTCAGGTGAATGGTTGGACTTTTGGAAGTTTGTTTCTGATGTGGAAGATTCAAAATTAGAGAACTCTAAACTCTGCAAATTAAATTCTAATTTACCTTACAGTAAAGGTAATTTTTACTGGAAACAGATAAAGATGACTCTGAAAGATTACGATTCTAAAGCTGCTTATCAGAGGGCTTATATGAAAGCTAATCCAGACAGACAGAAGATTCAAGACTTGAAGCGTTCCTATGGAATTACCTTAAGTCAGTATCGAGAGATGGAACAAAGTCAAAACTTTGTCTGTGCTATCTGTGGAAATCCCGAAACTAGTTTTGATTCTAAACAACAAAAAGTAAGAAGTTTATCAGTAGATCATTGTCATAATACTGGTAAAGTAAGAGGTTTACTCTGTAGTCATTGTAATCACGCTATAGGTAAATTTAAAGATGATGTTAGTTTGCTTGAAAAAGCAATCAAATATCTAAAAGAGTATCCGCATAGTGCGGCTTAATCAAGTTCTTAAAGGAGATTCAAATGGCTTTGCAACTTACTAATGCAAGTAACTATCCTGCTGGTTTTAATAATGTAACTATTCGCGGGGTTCCTCTCACACAAGCACATCCAGGTCAAGTGTACTGGGTGTCTAACGCAACTACTTCAGTTTTGCCGGGTCAAATCGGAGGTTCTGATGGTAATCCCGGTACTTTCAATGCGCCGTTCAGTACCCTTGACTATGCTGTAGGTCGGTGTACTGCTGGTCGTGGCGATATTATTTTCATTAAACCTGGACATGCTGAATCAATTGCTTCTGCAACTGCTTTGAATCTGGATGTTAAGGGTGTAGCTATCGTAGGATTGGGTTTTGGTAATAGTCGTCCTACATTTACTTTTACTACTGCTAATACTGCTACTGTTCCAGTTACAGCAGATAACATGGCTGTTATTAACTGCCGTTTCGTAGGTAACTTCCTGGGTATTGCTTCTGCCTTTACTTTAGGCGCAGCGGCTAACTTCACTCTGCAAGATTGTGATTTTAGTGATACTTCAGCTATTTTGAACTTCCTCGCTGTTGTTACTACAACTGTTTCTACTAACTCAGATTTTCTGTATATTGGTAAAAATAGGGTTCATTCAATTGCTACTACTCGTGCAGTAGCTCCGTTTGTAATTCTAAATACTATGACAGGTTTGACTGTTGTAGATAATAGAGTTACTTGTTCGGTTGCACATAATAACGTTTCTCAATTGGTGAGTCATGCTGCATTGGTTATGACTGATCTACTGGTGAAAGGTAATTATGTATACTGTGTAAATACTGATACTGCAACAGGTGCAGTTTTGCTTACTACTAGTGCTACTACAGGTTCTGGTATGATTGCTCATAATAGAATTTATGCTTTAGATGTTGCCGCAGAAGTTCTTGTAACTGCTACTGCTGTACAGTATGGTATGTTTGATAATCTGTATATTGGTGATGGTACATACAATTCAGGATTTGTCTCTCCTGCTATTGGCTCTACCGGGGCATAATAGTAATTAACCAGGAGGAGAGAAATCTCCTCCTAGTAACCTAAATATAAAGGAATTACTATGGCAAATATCGTAAAACGACAACTCTTAGTAGACGGTCCCAGAAATGTAGTAGTAAAATTATCTGGTATTTTGGATACTTCAAATGTTGCTGCAACTGGGGAAATCGGAGCTTCTGGATTTTCAACTACTATAGGGAGTAAAAGTATTACTTTTGTAGCGGGAGCACTACCTCCTACTATAGGACAATATGTTACTTTTAGTGACGGAACCACTACTTTCCCGGCTGGTACTTATATTACTAGTATCGTAAGTGCAACTGTTATTACAGTTAATAATGCTGCGCTTGCTACAAATGCAGCGGCAGCGATTACTATTACAGGTACTGCGGGAGTTATTGTTGCATTAGATCCTACACAACTATCTACTCTCTCCGGTAATAATGATGGGATTACTGGAACTAGAGTAATTATAGATAAGATTTCGTATAATGTAGAAACTGCATTAACTGTAGATCTTTATTGGGAAGCCACAGCAAATGATCTTATTACTTCTCTAGTAGATGGTAATGAACTGGAGGCAAAAGAAATTGGTGGTCTTTATAATAGTGAGCAAACTGGAGTAACTGGTAAACTTGTATACTCTACTGCTGGTTGGTCTGGCGGTGCAGTTTTGTCTTATACTATTATTCTTACTTGTCGTAAGAAATAATGTCTAAACCTACTCATTACAAAAAGGGGGATTGGAACGCTATCTGCGATGCTTGTGGACAGCGATACCCAGCATCTGCTTTGCGTAAACGGTGGGATGGTCTAATGGTATGTAAGAAGGACTATGAAGTTCGTCATCCTCAAGAGTTTGTAAGAGCAAGAGCAGATAATCAAACAGTTCCTTGGACTAGACCTGAATCAACTGATTATAATTTTAGATCTGATTATTGTATTTATGGGATAGGAGCAGTTGTAGGGGTTTGTACAGTAGGTTGTGCAATAGTAGGTAGAGATTCTTGGGTAGATCATTCTAATTTATTTATGGATGATCCAAATAGAACAGGAATTGTAGGAGTTGGTATAGTAGGTTTTGCAAGAGTAGGTAGAGGTATTTCCCTTAATCCAAATATTTAAAGGTATTATATGACAACAACTAATTTTATAGATCAACAAACAGTAATACCTGCCGGATGGTGTAATGATGTTGATGAAAATACATATGGTAATTCTACCTCTTGGTGTGGGACTGCTGGAGGTACTGCTAATGCTCTTACTTTACTCCCGAATGCTGCGATCACATCCTATAAAATAGGTCAAACTTTCCGTTTTAAAGCTGGAGCATCTGCAAATACTGCAACAGTGACGGTTTCAGTTTCTGGGTTGGGAGCACTGGCTATTCAAGCAAACGGTAATGCTCTTTCTGGCGGCGAGATCGTTGCAAACAAATGGTATTCGATCTTCTACGACGGTGTTGCATTCCAAATCAAAGGAATGGCTGCTACTGAAACTTACACTCCAGCAGGCACAGGAGCAGTTGCTACCACCGTGCAGAGTAAGCTGAGAGAATCGGTGAGTGTTAAAGACTTTGGTGCTGTTGGTGATGGCGTGACAGATGATACCGCAGCAATAGCAGCTTGTTGGGCTGCTGCAACAGGAATTGTGTATTATGAACCAAGAACTTATAAAGTTACAAGTCTTGTGCATCCTGATAAAGTTCTAACCCACCGAGGAAGTGGTAGTCGCGCGACCATAATTCAAGGCAGTGGTGCAATTGTCATAGATTTTCCGTATAGACCTGCTCAGGAATCCAGGTTCACAACATTTAGTGATATGAATATCCGTGGAGATGGAGTTACAAATACTACGGGAACAAACGTCGCACTATCTATAAATAACTTT